ATGGGCTATCAAGTCGGAAATCAATGTTTTGAAAGCAGGGAAGCTGCTGAAAATCACTATTTCAGCTTGGTAGTCCCACAAATTCAGAATGGCCAGCTGATACAGCCAAAAAAAGTAGGCGGAAGATGGGAAATGCAAGGCCAAGTATTGCAGGCACAGCTTCCCGAATGCGACCCGGCGGAAAACTTCAGAAACGGCACGGAGCTTGGCTGGCTGATATTTGGCGTGATGGCTGCGATGTACACGTTTCACATTATCAAAGGCCTGTTCAAATGATGATAGATACCTATTTCCTGCTCGGATTGGGGCTTGTCGTCCTGATGGGGGTAATGCTTTTCAGGTGATGATTTTGCTATTTTAATGAGGAGATGATATATATATATGTTTTTGGACAAATATGATTATATGTATATCATGGGTATTTTAAAATTTACAATCTCCACTTTAATTTTGTGTGTTTTGTTATATATTCCTATTGGTTTTAATTGGATTGAGCATAACAATTATTATATAATCTTTTGTTTTTTATGCTTTACATTACTTTGTTTATACTACAATACTAAAAAACAAGAGATGATTGATAGTGTTAAAGACGATGATGATTTTTATGCTATGGAAGAAAAACCAGTAACCCCACCCAATATTCCACCAAGTCAAGATAAATTTGATTTGTATGGTTTAAATCAGGAATCGTTTAAGAAAATGATGAATGATTTAGAAAAAGAAAAGCTTAAGAGATGAGAAAATTTTTTGTTTCATTTTTATTTTTGCTATATCCGATAGTTGGGCATGCAGAATTTCGTTATTCTCCGACTGGGACTCATTGGTCTAAAGAACCTAGAACATCGGTAAAAAGTAATTATGTTGATGCAGGTTATCGGAATTGGCAAATATCTCAAATGGAGCAAAATTATAAATCTCAAACTGCTTTGAGTGATACTCTTCGTGGTTCTACCGGAGCAGTATCTAATACCGTAGTGCGTGGCAGAGCCACCCAAACCGTAGCCAAGCGCACCGTCATGCAAAACCTGCTCGCCAATGCCCGTAGGGGTGGAAGGCTGGTTGCTAGGGGGGCGCGTTTCACGCCTGGAAGCATTGTTGCTGGTTATGTAATTGAGTCAGCCTTTAACCTTGTAGCTGAAAAGTTAAAAGAAGAAGGCTACGAATGGAGCGATAAAGAAGGCGATTTTGTCAATCCGGAAGCATACACCGTAGAATGCCGTTCTATTGGCGATTCCCAAAAGTACGGTAACGATGCCGAAAAGAACTATGGTTGGAAGCCCTGTGGCGGCATATCCTCCTACGGGCGCAATATGCCCGACGTGGCAACGTCCGTCTATACCTCCATCTGTCAGACACAGGAAGTTGAGAACCACACCTTTGTTAAAGCTGAAGGTGATGCCAAGGGCGGATCGTGTTGGGGTACGCGGGATGACAGGGGCGACCAACAATTGTTTTGGTATGTACAGCTTAAAACTGTTTTGAATAAAAACCGCGCCATTACCCAATCCGAATTTGACGACATCATACTGCCCGAAGCCGATAAGAACCCTACCCCGTATGTGAACGCATCCGGCGACGGCGAAGGCAACATTCCGGGTGTAAGCAAGCCCGAAGTCTATTTGTTACCCGGCCAGATTGTCCAATCCGACCCCTATACCAACCCACAGACAGGCTTACCCGAACAAGCCCGCTGGAAAACTTCCGACGACCCAAGCGCCCCCGGCATAAAAAGCAGGGTTGAAGAAACCATCACCCCCCGCCCAGACCTTAAGCCGGACAGCCCGGCAGCACCACGGGCAAAACTGCCCGAAAAGGAAAAGGACGGCTCGGGCAAGGATAAGGACGGCAAAGGCGATGCCGACAAAGACAAAAAGCAGGGCGATACCGATGGGCTTTGTGAAAAGCACCCTGAAATACTGGCCTGTCAGAAGATGGGCGAGGTAAAGGGCAAAGAATTTGACGATATCAAAATACCCCATGTAACCGATGATAGGACTTGGCAGCCCGATGATTTCCTACCCAGTGACGGCGTATGCCCACAGCCCAAAACCTTTCATGTGATGGGCAAGGCGTTTTCAGTGAGCTACGAGCCACTGTGCGAAATCATGCGGCAGGCAAGGTTCATTATACTTATCGCGTTCATTTTGATGTCGGCATACGTTACCTTTGGCGGCTTGAGAAAGGAATAAGCCATGCCCTTAGCACTGATACCGTTGATAGCGATACTGCTCAAACTACTGATTGTCCGCATTATCCTTGCAACAGGGATGACGTTCGTTACCTATGCCGGCTACCTGATAGCCCTGAACAAGTTCAAGGGATATGTGACGAATGCCGTTAACAGTATGCCGGCAGATATACTCAACCTGCTGCTGATAGGCGGCGTAGGCCAAGGATTGGGCTACCTGTTCGGCGCATTCGCATTCGCGATTTCCATGCGCGCACTTAACAAACTCACATTTGTCTTACCGAAATAGCAAGGAGCAGAATCATGATTTACCTGATTACCGGCAATATGGGCACCGGCAAAACCAGCCGGGCGGTAAACATGATTCTGACCAACGAAGACGGTTTATTCAAACAAACTATTGAGGATGGTTCGGTAATAGACCGTCCGCTTTATTTTTGCCATATTGACGGCTTGGATGCCGCCAAGTTTAATGCCCACGAAATCACGAAAGAAGAAATCCAAAGCGCACCGCTGGACGAAATCCTGCCCACCGGGGCGGTGCTGATTGTAGATGAAGCGCACTGGACCTATCCCGTCCGCGCAGCTGCAAAAGCAGTTCCGCCCTATGTGCAAAAGCTCTCCGAATTGCGCCATGACGGATTTACGCTCATCCTGCTCACACAGCACCCCACGCAGTTGGACATATTTGTCCGCAACCTGGTATCCAAACACATACACCTTGAGCGCAAAGCATTGGGCATGAAACAGTATTGGTGGTACAAATGCGTGACCAATCTGGACAATCCTGCCGGGGTGTCGGGTGTAGAGTCTGCCAGTTACAAACCGCCGAAAGAGGCGTTCAAATACTACAAATCCAGTAGCCAGCACCAAAAATTCCAAAAAAAAATACCGCTTGCCGTTTGGGCATTGGTGGCGATTATCGGCTTTATCGGCTGGAAAGGCTATAACCTTTATGGCGCTTACAGCAAATCGGTAAACCATGGCCAAAGCACCACGGTCAATACCGTGCAGGCTGCCAGCGAAGCGGCAGGTGGTGTGACGGACGTCAATGTACCGCATGAAAGCCAAAGCGGCATCAATACCAAACTCGCGCCGGAACAGTTTGTGCCCACGATGGCGGAACGGCCGGAATCCAAACCCCTGTATGACAGCGTGCGCAGCGTGAAGCAATATGAGCGGATAGCGGCATGTGTCAAAGGCGGAAAAACAGGTTGCACCTGTTATTCCGACCAGGCGACAAAGCTAACCGAAATCAGTCGGGAAATGTGCCTGAATTATGTGGAAAACGGCTTGCCGTTTGACCCGTTCCGCGAACCTGAGCAGCCCGAACGTGCGCAGTCTGCCGCATATTCCGAAAGCGAAGGGCATAGTGGCGGTGCGCAAGTCGATGAGATGGGCGGCCAGCCTTTACCCAGCTTGAGCAACGGCGATTCAAAGGTGGTGGCCAATATTCAATAATGTTAAATATGGTGTTTTTATGAATGATTTTGATGATGTTCAGATATTTATTTTTTATTTTTTTCTTGCGGTTTTTTCAACTTTGACGGCTATTTTGGCGATATTGAATTATCTTAAAACTTAGGGTAGCTGTGGGTGGTTATGTCTAATATCCAGTAGGAGATGACAATGTATTCTTTGAATTTTGAAAATGACAAATACAAAGGGCTTTATGTCGAGATGATTTTAGCTGGCGCGGATGTTATGGTGTACTTGTGCGAAAAATCGGAAGAAAAAGCAGAAATGATATGCAAAGTAGAGTTATATACGGTTTCTTCGGCATTGGAGTTTGCGAATCGGTTGGCAGTTCCTATTTTAGTGGCTGAGTAAAAAAATCAGGGCATTAAACTGTAAGGCTGTCAAGGGGGAAGCTTTGTAAAGATTATGTAGCATGGCGGAATAATCTTTATGAATACCCCCTTGATAGACTGGAAGCGACTCACACTTTGCCGGTAGGGCAGGAAGAAAGGGCAAAGCTCGCCCGCCTGCCCGTGCGGCGTCGCAAGTGAGACTGGGGTTATAGGGGCAACGCCCCTATGAAGCCTTTTGGCCACATCCCACTTATGCTAAAATCCACCCGCCCTACGACACCCGCAATACCTGCATTGGCCACAAGCCATGTACGAAGATTGGTGCGTAGGGTTATTATTTTGCCTAAACATAACAGTATCATGGGCCACCAGCCCTAATCGTAAGGTTTGTACCATGACGACCATTTATCTGGGTTTAGACATCAGCAAAGACAAAATCGACGCTGTAACCAACCAAACGCCGCACATTACCGTATCCAACGATGCAGCGGGCTATCGGGCATTGCTGGACTACCTGCACGGCCATCAAATCAATCCCAGTCAAATCCACGCCTGTTGCGAATCTACCAACATCTATTATTTGGGCATTGCCCAATATCTTTACAGCCACCACATCAAAATCAGCGTAGTCAATCCCATTGCCATCAAAGCCTATGCCAAAATGCAGCTCAGGCGCGTGAAAACCGACAAGCAGGATACAAAGCTCATAGCCGACTATTGCCGCATAGAGCAACCGCAGGCATGGCAGCCGGAAAGCGACGGCAAACGGCAGCTTAAGGTCATCCACCGCCGCATAGAGCAGTTGATGGCCATCTGCGTGCAGGAACAAAACCGCCTGCAAGTGGCCGATGAATGTGTCAAATCGTCCAT